GGCAAACTAGGTGTTATTGGAAGCTCAATGTATAGTTACACTCTCATGCTTGAGCTTGGACCCGATGGTAAAACACTAAGAAATTCAGACTATTGGGTTGACAACACTCAGGCACTTACACCTTCAATTCGTACAGGTCAGAGCGACTCATGGTACTTGCTTATGGAAGGTTTGAACAAGAGCAGTAAGTATGGATACGCTCGTGTTTACAATAACTTAGGTGCATCTTCGGACATAGGCTCTTCTCTTGTGAGCAGTACTTTAGGATCTTCAAAGCCAGGGTACGGAAACATGTTTTCATTGTACTTCGCAAAAACTTTGGGAGAAGATTGGAAAGACATTCTTACTTGAACTTCCCGCTAAAGTGATTAGCATTTAACATGCTAAACGTCTTCCTGTCAAAGGATTCAACCGGAACACAAGCATCCTTACGAATCTCAGGTACTGTCTTACGAAAAGCTGATGAGCCTTTAGACGGTGAGTTTGTTATGGGCTCAGAGACTGTTTACCCTCTTTGCATCGAAGACACGTTTCCAATCTTCGGTTGTCAAGTGCCGAGTCTTGTATCCGACCCATTGAGGCTCTCATATGAGACGATCATGGGAGGAGAAAAAATTGATTGGCATAAAGCATTAGGAACGGCAAGGTTTGCCAAGATGCTCAAGAGGCTCTATGCAACTGTGCACGATGATGCAACGCAAATAGTCAATCACGGGTATATCCCGCACCTACAGGAATCGAGAAAAGTCCTTGGTAAACTGCAGCCTTCACTCATCGATGAGGAAGCCCTGAAGAAGGCTTTGAGCCAAGGCAATACAGCATTTGCAGAATCCTTCATGCCAACTGCGGATGGATTCACAAAGAAAGTTCGGTACTCTCATGCAACAACCACAGGACGTTTGACAGTCAGGTCTGGGCCGAAGATTCTCAACCTCAACAAGGAGCATAGAAACATACTTCGCTCTAGGTTCAAGAAGGGTGCCATTGGAATCATCGATTTCGTTTCCCTTGAACCGAGGACTGCACTGCTTCTCACTCGTGGTGAGGCACCATTCGATATCTACGAGGCAATGAGAAGTGAGCTTGGTTCACAGCACACCAGGGCCCAGCTGAAGGTTGCGACAATCTCTGCACTGTACGGCCAACGGGGTGAGACATCAATACCACAGTCGGTCATATCGAGGTTCTTCGGGTTACCCGAGATTCATCGGAGACACTTGGGAGGCGAGACATATGGTAACCTATATGGACGACCGCTGAGTTCAGGAGATGAACGCCTGAGACTTCCGCACTTCGTCCAGTCGACCGCTGTGGACGTTGCCTTGAAGGGGTTTGGAAAACTGTGTGACACTTATCGTGAGATGGTGCCGCTCTTCATCATTCATGATGCGATTGTGGTCGATGCTGAGAGAGACCTGCTGCAGAACCTTGGAAAGACCGGCCTTGAGATTGATATTGAACCTCTTGGTAAGTTTTATCTCACAGTCAAGATGATCGATGAGGACAATAGTTAGGAACATGGATGATGTAGAGTTCATAAGAGAGCAAATCAGGGCTTACCTGTCCGAGGAAAAGGGCAAGGAAACTGTGACTGGCCGTGCCTCCAGGGCCGCGACGGCACTGAGTGGTAGAGCCGCTGAACGACCTAAAGAAGTGTTGACAGCGTTTGGCCTGACAAACTTCATTCCAACTGGTAGTACAAACATTGAAAAAGCGGTAAGTATCCTAAAGTTCCTTCGAAACTCTGACAGGGCGATAGGGGCCACCGTAGACAAGTTTGAGGTTGTTGGTAACGAGATACACGTCTATCCGAAAATGATTGAGATCGTTGAAGAGGGGACGACTAGGGCTCTAATACCAGTTGGTAGGCTTGCAATATACACTAAAACTCTGTGTATAGCATGCTGGAAGGGTGGTAAGATTGAGATGGAGTACGCTACGGGAAAGCAGATAAAGGGTCAGTACGGAATAATTCGCGGATTCAAATGAACACCTTGGTGCCTCCATTACAATCAATCAGGAGGCAAAATGGTACAGAATCCCTGGTCCGGTCGTCAAATTGGCCTGAATGCTGACTGGTTCACGCAGGATGATAGGCAACGTTTCGCTGCCTGGAATTCCAGTGCAAAGCCTGACAAGCAAGTCCTCCTCCAGACAAGTGCAGGACCTGCTATCCCGTCCGCATGGGCAGGCGATCCATGGAATGCAAGCGTCATCATCCTTCTGAAGAATCCTGCATTTGGACCGAACTCCAACCTTCAGAATGGTCCGCTGAACGATTCGCTGACTCGTCGCTACATGGAGGAGATGGCCATTGGCAAGTTTGATCCTGCATTCCCCAATGCAGGCCTTCGACCAAACTTCCAGCCATTGCGTGGGAGGAAGCCCACCAGAGGAAAGGCTCTTTCCGCATGGAATACCGCAGGCGGTCGTGAACAGTGCAACTGGCATGCCGGTATCGTCTGGAAGGATATCCACAAGGAGCTTGTGGGAATGGGAATGGCACCACAAGAAGCTTGGAAGCGTATCTCACAGCGTGGTTGCACTCTTGACCTTTCCCCCTGGGGGTCTGCCTCTTGGACTCCTTCCTGTATGAGTTCTGTGTCGTATGATGTGTGTGTGCCCCTTGCAAGAGAGGCGCACAGACAGGGAAAGGTCGTCATCGTTGCATGGGGTGCCGACCTATGGCAGGTTGCAGGGTTCTACCAGGCAGGAAACCTCGAGTCCAGTGCAATGAAGGGTGTGAGGCACACTCCCCGCATCAACAAGAATAACTTTCCAAAGACCTGGTCTGCAGTTGTGCAGGCAATGGTTTGATTATGGATGCAAAATTGCAAGATCGTGACCTCGAATCCCTGTGGGGCAAGTACACAAAGTTGGCGTCAAAGGTGATGAGGCCAGGTGTGAATGAGCTTGTCACTTCACTTGGCGAGCGGATCATAACCTGTTCTGCATCCACCGATGTGCATAATCCTGGTTGCGGTCCTGGTGGTCTAGTTGAGACCACGCTTGATGTCACACGTCGAATGTCGCAGCTTTCCAAGTCTCTTGAGGTCACAGTCCCAACTGAGTCACTCATACTTGTCGGCCTATTCCACAATGTTGGAATGGTCGGTGACCTGGCTACGCCCTACCTCGTGGAGCAAAAGTCCAACTGGCACATCGAGCGTGGGAATATGTACACATACCACGACAAAATCGCAAAGATGCCGGTGGCCCATCGAAGCCTGTTCCTACTCCAATCGTTCGGTGTCCAGCTGGACTACGATGAGTGGACGACGATCATGCTGTCGAGTGGACTTCACCGTGAGGAGAATCGCTTCTATGGTGGGCACGAGCCCAACCTGGCAATCCTCCTCACCCAGGCAAGGCAGTGGCTTGGTCGTGCATCTTGAACAATAACTGACAAGTTTCTACAATCTCTATGTGGATTCCCCACATCGAGGTCTTGGAAGGGGGTGACGCCTTCCTGGACTCAAACAACAATAAGCAAGGAAAGAACAAACATGGCAATCGACTTTGAAGCACTTCGTAAGAAGCTGAACAACCTCTCCGGACAGAACAAGAAGTCCACCATCATGTGGCGCCCGGAAGAGGGTAAGGACTACAATGTCCGGATCGTTGCGATCCCCAACAATGACGGCCAGCCGTTCGTTGATCGCTGGTACTACTACGGCATCGGTGGTGACAAGGCCGGTGCGATCCTGGCTCCCCACCAGTTCGGGAAGAAGGATCCGATCCAGGACCTCATCAACAAGCTCCGTGAGGACGGTTCCGATGCTAGCCGTGAGCTGGCCAAGAAGCTCTACCCGAAGATGCGCACCTATGCTGCAGTCGTGGTTCGTGGTGAGGAGGACAAGGGCGTACGCCTCTGGGCCTTCGGCAAGATGATCTACCAGGACCTCCTCCGCCTCATGCTGGACGAGGACTACGGTGACATCACGGACGTTGAGAGCGGTCGTGACATCAAGGTCTCCGTGACCAAGACGCCAGGCAAGCAGTACGCAGACACCAAGATCCAGCCTCGTGCGAATCCGTCGCCCCTTTCAAAGGATGCCGCACAGGTGAAGTCCTGGCTCTCTTCGGTTCCAAAGATTGATGACTACGAGGAGGTTCTCCCTGCAGATGACATTGAGAAGCGAGTGAATGACTGGCTTCGTGGTGGTAGCAGTGAGCCTGACGTGAAGACCGAGTCCGTTGGAACTCTTCGTGGTGGAAAGACGACTGACGATGAGGATGACCTGAAGTCCTTCAAGAAGACGAATGGTTCCTCCACCAAGAAGTCGATGGACGACCTTGAGGATGCCTTCGCAGACCTTGAGTAGCCTCGTATGAGGCTGTGGCCGGTCCTTGTGGCCGGCCATTGTTCTTTAAACATCTTGGCATGAAGGCTACTATTGCACAGGAGGAAAAGTGGCAAAGAAGCGTGTAAGCATTGATTCGACGGACGGTATTAGCAGCGTCAATGAGGACTTTACTTCTGACCTCATCAATTCATTGAACCGTGACCTCGGTCACCGTGTGGCATACAACCTTGCATCAGAGACTTCACCTACTCATGTGAAGCGCTGGATCTCGACGGGCTCAAAGGGTCTCGACTACATCATTGCAAACCGTCGGAATGGTGGCCTTCCTGAGGGTCGAATTGTGGAGGTGTTCGGCCCACCGTCCATTGGCAAGTCACATCTCGCAGCCCAGATCTGTCGTTCTACCCAGAAGATGGGTGGGATTGCCGTCTACATCGACACTGAGAACGCTACGAACCCCGAGAACCTTCAGGCACTTGGGGTTGACATTGGCAAGCGTTTCGTCTATGTGGACACACACTGCACAGAGGAGGTCTTCGATATCGCTGAGAAGACCATCCTGAAGGCAAAGGCTCTGAGCAAGGATGTGCCGATCACAATCATCTGGGACTCGGTTGCAGCCTCCTCACCAAAGGCAGAGCTTGAAGGCAACTATGACAAGGACACGATCGGCCTCCAAGCACGAGTCCTTTCCAAGGGAATGCGTAAGATCACAGGTGTCATTGGTGACCAGAGCGTCCTCTTCGTCTGCCTCAACCAGATTCGAACCAAGATCGGTGTGATGTACGGTGATCCGACAGCGGTGCCGGGTGGCAATGCCATTCCGTTCCACTCGTCAGTTCGCATCAAGCTTGGTGCAGGCCAGCAGATCAAGGGTGCCAACGATGAGGTTCTCGGCATCCACGTCTCGGCCAAGACAATCAAGAACAAGGTGGCGAAGCCATTCCGATCGGCAAACTTCCGAATCATCTTCGGCCAGGGAATCGAGGAGCATGAGGAGCTCTTTGACATCCTCCGTGACCATGGGCCTGACATGGTGGAAGAGCACCAGGTAGTGATCGAGGGTTCAGGCTCCTGGAAGGTGCTGCGAGTCACCAACGAGCAGAATGTCAACATCATCGAGAAGAAGTTCTACAAGGCTGACTTCGGTGAGGTTATGAACACACCTGAGTACAAGCCTTGGGTCGATGGACTTCTTGAGAAGGCGATGGTTCGACTGGCGGCAAACCCCGCCGCTGTTGACATCGACACCGAGTCCTATGAGGAGGTGAAGGCAGTCTCAGACCTCCTGTCCGATGATGGCATGGTGTCTCCGGAGTAATCAATGTCAGGTGAAGGTCCCGTACTTGTCGTAGACGGCTTCAACCTATTCGTCAGGAACTTCATTGCGAACCCACTAATGGCCGAGGGCCAGCATGTTGGTGGGGCCATTGGTTTCATGAAATCGCTCGGCTCACTGGTTGATGCTCACTCTCCCAGTGAGTGCATAGTCGTTTGGGAAGGTGGCGGTTCAACTCGTAGACGCCAGATCTACCCACAGTACAAAAGCAGGAGAAAGCCTGTGAAACTGAACAGGTTTCATGAGGGTGACATTCCTGACACTGTGGAGAATCACAACTGGCAACTGAAGTTCCTTGTTGCGTGTCTGAAACAGGTGCCAGTCAGGCAACTGTACATCACGGACTGTGAGGCTGACGACATCATCGGATACCTTGCAAGGCACACACTTAGGGACAGAAAAGTTATAATCGTTTCATCGGATCATGACTATGCACAGTTAGTCAGTGACAGAGTAAGAATCTGGTCTCCGACACTGAAGGGTTTGGTCTGTGTTGAGGATGTCATCAAACGATTTGGCGTTCCCCCAAGGAACGTCTGTGTGGCAAGGTGTTTCGCAGGAGACACCTCAGACTCAATTGAGGGAATCAAGGGTGTAGGCATCACAACCCTTGTCAAGCGCTTTCCAATCCTGGCAGAAGATAGGGACATTACTGTCGATGATGTCTTGCAGGCTGCCAATGCTCACCCAAGCAAAAATCGCCTGAAGGCTCTCAAAGAGATCACACAGAATGCTGATATCGTAAAGAGAAACTGGAAGTTGATGCACCTTGATGTATCAAACCTCAGTGGCAATCAAATTTCAAAGCTCAACTCCTCATTCGATATTGAGCTTCCTCGTTCCAACAAGTTGGAACTCATGAGGCTAATGATTCGTCACGGTGTAAAAACTTTTGACGTTGATAGATTCATACTACAAATCACCGCAAACATCAGGAACTAGAATGTCAGAGAATGGAACTGAGGCCCTCTTCAAGTCTTATGGCAAGCACTTCCAGGAAGGAATCTTTTCTGGGTTGCTAACCGACCACGAATGGGCAGCTCAGATCTCAGAGGTGATGCAGCCGGATTACTTCGACCTGCGCTACCTCGCGTATCTCAGCGACAAGTACTTCAAGTACCACCAGAAGTATCGCTGCTTCCCGACAATGCAGCTCCTCGTCTCCATCATCAAGGACGAACTCAAGGCAGACAATAATGCCGTCCTCCGAGAACAGGTGGTGGAGTTCCTCAGCCGTCTGCGCTCCAATCCCAACTCCGGTGACCTTGAGTACATCAAGGAGAAGAGCCTTGACTTCTGTCGAAAGCAGGCAATGAAGGAGGCGCTTGAGAAGTCTGTTGAGCTCATCTCAAAGGACAAGTATGATTCAGTCCTTGACCTGATGAAGAATGCTGTGTCAGTCGGTCTACCTGTTTCCGTTGGACACGACTTCTTTGAAGATATGGAGGCAAGGTTTGTAAAGATCAATCGGCTTGCATGTCCAACGGGTCTTGACCAGATTGATGAGAAGACTGTTCTCAATGGTGGCCTTGGAAGGGGCGAGCTTGGCGTGGTTGTTGCGCCAACCGGTGTGGGTAAGTCTCACTTCCTTGTAATGATCGGTGCACATGCACTTCGAATGGGAAAGAACGTCCTTCACTACACGTTTGAGCTCACAGAAACTGCCGTCGGCATTCGGTACGATTCCAACCTAACGAACATTCCCTCCAGTGAGATTCAGGACTCCAAGCAGGAAGTCTTAGACAAGTACAAGGAGATGGAGCTTGGGAAGCTCATCATCAAGGAGTATCCGACTGGAAGCTGTTCGGTAGCGACAATTCGTAATCACCTTGAGAAGCTTGCACTTCGAGGATTCGTTCCGAATGTCATCGTCATTGACTACGCTGACATCATGCGTTCAAGCCGAGAATATGATGCCCTTCGAATGGAGTTGAAGCTCATCTATGAGGACCTGCGAAACCTTGCAATGGAACGTAGCATTCCTGTATGGACTGCATCACAGGCAAATCGAGATGCCTCTGCAGCTGATGTCGTTGGCCTTGAGAATATGAGTGAGTCCTATGGCAAGGCAATGGTTGCCGATGTGGTCCTTTCAATCTCACGAAAGCCGACTGAGAAGGCAACAGGTGCAGGCCGACTCTTTGTTGCAAAGAATCGAGCAGGCCGCGACGGAATTCTCTTCCCAGTACACATCGACACATCTCGATCTAAGATACAGATTCTTGATGAGAACAGTCTCACCCTTCAAGAGAGTATCGAGCAGGATGAGAGTGATCGTAAGAAAGTGTTACGCGATAAGTGGAACCAAGTTATGGGAGCTAAGTGACTTGTTTTGATCGTATTCATCATCTTGCTACATACGTAGATGCATGATTATCGATGAAATAAATCGCATGTTCTCGTGTGACGTGTGCTCAAAAGAGTTTAAGGGAGCTAAGAGAACCTTCGGTCTTGAGTTTCATTTTTGCTGTAAGATCTGTATGAGGGAAGCTCAAAAGAGAAATGGTCTTCTCTGGGAGCGGAACAGAGAGAGATGCATCGAGAAGTATGGTGTGACACACCAACTTTCTGTTCCCGAGGTTAGGGAGAAGATGACTCAAACTTGCATCAAAAAGTACGGAGTCGCCAACCCATCCCAAGCTCAAAGCGTTAGAGAGAAGAAGTCAAGTTCTGCAAAGAAAACATTCTCAGAGCGTGGCGATGAGATAAAAGAGAGAAGAGCAGCTTCTAACATTGAGAAACTTGGTGTTCCGTGGCCGATGATGTCACAGGAAGTTCGCGATAAGTCTCGAGCTTCATTCATGGAACGCTATGGCGAAAATGTGAAGTGCGCAATGGACATCAAGGAAGTAGTCCAAAGGACAGACTTTGTGTCTGCTGCAATTAAGAGACACGAATCCATGAAGCGTAACGGAACATACAAAAGTTCCAAGCCTGAAGAAGTCGTGTATCAAATGCTTTGCGAAAAGTATGGAAGTGACAATGTGTCAAGGCAGACCGTTGTGAAGCAATGGCCGATTGACTTCTACGTGAAGACGACAGACACTTACATCCAGGTTGACGGCGTGTATTGGCATGGGATTGGTAGGACAAAGGAGGAGCTGCTTTGCTCTGTAATCCCTCGTGATAAAATCATACTTCGCAAAAAACTCACAGATGAAGAGCAGAATGAGTGGTTTGGGAAACATTCCATGAAGTTGGTTAGAATAACAGAAAGACAAATCAAGGACGGAGATTTCACGCTATGATTTCAAAAGAGCAGATTCAAAGAGAGCTTAGCGCATACTTTGAGGGCGATGAACTAGCCCCTGATGTTTTCTGGAAGTACGCTCTTCGCGATTCGAACGATGACCTGCTAGAGACCAATCCCAACCAGATGCATCGTCGTCTTGCAAGGGAGTTCGCTCGTATTGAGGCGAAGTATCCCAATCCGATGGGTGAAGATGAGATCTATGAGCTTCTGAAGGACTTCAAGGATGTCGTCCCTCAGGGTTCTCCGATGTCTGGCATAGGAAACTACTACCAGCTGCAGAGTCTGTCAAACTGTTTCGTTGTGGAACAGCCTCATGACTCCTATGGTGGCATCCTCTTCACCGACCAGGAACAGGTTCAGATCATGAAGAGACGTGGTGGAGTCGGATTCGACGTCTCCACAATTCGCCCCAGGGGTCAGCCAACCACAAACGCTGCCCGAACTACCGACGGTATCGGCGTCTTCATGGAGAGGTTCTCCAACTCTACCCGTGAGGTCGCCCAGGGTGGACGTCGTGGAGCTCTCATGCTCACCATTGACTGTCGCCATCCGGAGATTGAGTCGTTCATCGATATCAAGCGAGACCTGAAGAAGGTGACAGGTGCCAACATCTCCATCCGCTTCACGGACGAGTTCATGCAGGCAGTGGAAGGCAACACCGGATTCTGTCTTCGCTGGCCAGTCGAGGCCCATCCTGAGGACGCTGAGATCGTCAAGATGGTCGATGCAAGACAGATCTGGGAGAAGTTCGTGGACGCTGCGTGGTCTTCGGCTGAGCCCGGTGCTCTCTTCTGGGACACGATTACCCGTGAGGGAATCGTAGACTGCTACCGTGACGTCGGCTACAAGACGATCTCCACGAATCCCTGCGGTGAGATTCCACTAAGCCCGTACGACTCCTGCCGACTGATGGTTGTCAATCTCACCTCATTCGTCAACAACCCCTTCAGCGACAATTCAACATTCGACTTCGGTCGATTCAACGATGTGGTCATGAAGGCCCAGCGCCTGATGGATGATCTTGTCGATCTTGAGGTAGAGTGTGTTGATCGTATTCTTGAGAAGATTGATAGGGACCCACAACCGTTCCAAGTCAAGAGAATTGAGAAGGACCTGTGGAACAAGATTCGCTCTGCAGGCCTCAATGGTCGAAGGACTGGCCTTGGTGTCACAGGTCTTGGTGATTCCCTGGCTGCAATGAACATCAAGTATGGAAGTGACTGCTCTGTCACTGTGACTGAGGAGATCTACAAGGCTCTTGCTGTGGGTGCTCACCGTTCATCACTCATTATGGCCAAGGAGCGTGGTGCCTTCCCTGTCTTTGACTTCGAGAAGGAGAAGAACCACACATACCTGAAGAAGGTGATCAGCGCATGCAATGGTCCATACCATGACATGTGGAAGAACACTGGACGCCGAAATATCGCACTCACTACAACTGCACCGGTCGGTTCTGTTTCATGTCTCACTCGCACGACATCCGGCATCGAACCTGCCTTTCTCCTCTCCTACAAGCGTCGTCGTAAGATCACACAGGGTGACCTCACCTCCAGGGTCGACTTCGTGGATCCGATGGGAGACAAGTGGCAGGAGTACACGGTCTATCATCACTGGTTCAAGAAGTGGATGGACGTCACCGGAAAGACGGACCCGCAGGAGAGCCCATACTGGGGTGGCACAGCCAACGACATCGACTGGGAGAAGAGCGTAGACATTCAAGCTGCAGCACAGCACTGGATCGACCACTCCATCTCCAAGACCTGCAACCTTCCCAACTCGGCCACCAAGGAGACGGTCAACAACGTCTACCTAAAGGCCTGGAAGACGGGTTGCAAGGGATTCACAGTCTACCGTGACGGATGCAGGACAGGTGTACTTGTCTCCAACGATGAGCCGAAGAAGGAGAAGAAGGCAGACGATGGTCGTCTTACACCAAAGCGCCCCAAGTCTCTTCACTGTGACATACATCGTGCCAACGTCCGCAACGGCGAAAACACCGATTCCTGGCTCGTCCTTGTCGGTCTCAATGAAGGAAAGCCCTATGAGGTGTTCTGCGGAATTCCTGAGAACATTGAGATTCCCAAGCGATACAAGTCGGGTATGTTGGTTAAAAATGGTAAGCGTGATGGAGTTGCAACATATAACCTCCTCGTTCCGGTCGGTGACGATGAGAACCTCGTCTTCAAGGACGTCGTCAACCTCTTCGACAACCCGACACAAGGAGCCTTCTCGAGGACAGTATCTCTTGCACTTCGTCACGAGGTCCCTCTCCACTACGTCGTAGAGCAACTACAGAAGGACAAGAACAGTGACATGTTCTCATTCGCCAGGGTAATCGCAAGAGTTCTCAAGGGGTACATCAAGGATGGTACAAAGTCAACCGAAAAGGGATGCCCTGAGTGTGGTAATTCCGAGCTCGTCTACCAGGAAGGCTGTCTCTCCTGTAAGGCGTGTGGCTTCTCCAAGTGCAAGTGAAGAAGAAGAGTTCGAAAAGGCAATTCGCAATCTAACACAACCGGAGTATGCAATGAACTTCATCGCAGACGTTTCTCATCACATCAAGGCGGTCGAGCTCCGGGTCGATCCAATCATCATCCGTGTCAACAAGTTCGACGAGGAGTCGGCCAAGGAGTTCACGGATGCAATGAGCCGTGCACAGAACACTGGCCAGACTGTGATTCCCATCGTCATCGACTCATACGGTGGTCAGGTTTACTCTCTCATGGCAATGATCGCAGCGATCAAGGCCTCACGGGTCCCGGTGGCAACCATCATCGAGGGCAAGGCTATGAGCTGTGGAGCAATTCTCTTCAGCTTCGGAGCCGAGGGTAAGCGCTACATGGACCCGGACGCCACCCTCATGATCCACGACGTCTCCAGTGGAGCCTGGGGTAAGGTGGAAGAGATCAAGTCCGACGCGAAGGAGGTCGAGCGCCTCAACAAGAAGGTCTACGAGATGATGGCCCGTAACTGTGGCAAGCCCTCGGACTACTTCCTGAAGATGGTTCATGAGCGTGGACATGCCGACTGGTACTTGGATGCCAACGATGCAAAGGGTCACAACCTTGCGAATGAGCTTCGTATCCCAACTCTCACCTGCAAGATCGACCTCAACTACATTCTGGACTAAGTGAAGCCTGCAAAGATAGAACTGCTAAGCAAGGTTGTAGCATGGAGGTTGTTCTCCATGTGCTACAGCTTTGCTGTAGCGTTCTTCTTCACAAGTAACGTTGCTGAATCTGCAGGTATAGTTCTTTTGACAGGTTCCACACTCACAATCCTCCAGTGGGGTTTCGAGATAGTTTGGGACAAACATGCTAGACACAGGATCAGAAATGCCCTGTCAGGACAACACGGTAGAATTAGTGGGCTGGTATGGTGGAGACGAGGCCCACGCCCTCTCGGCATGGACAAGCACGAGCCGGGACCTAACGAAGGAGAAGGCAATGAGAATTCCTTCCCTTCTGAGAATGCTAGCTGAGAACGGACACGAGACTCCATTCGAAAAGAGTTCTCTGCACTTCCTTGTAACGGTCGATACTGCAACGCACATTCATCTTCTAAAGCATCGCATCGGAGTCTCCATCAACGGTGAGTCTGCGAGATACAAGGAATTGAAGGGTGACAAGTATGTGGTGCCAAGTGACTGGTCCCTCACAGAGAAGGCAAAGTATGTTGCTTTCATGGAGGACGCACTCATGCGTTACCACGAGACACTTCAGCGACTTGTCGATGGCGGAATGGATCGCAAGCGTGCCAAAGAATCTGCCAGGTTCTACCTGCCCTATGGGAATCAGATTACAATGGACGTCATGTTCAACTGGCGATCTTTCAATCACTTTCTTGGACTTCGCATGAAACCAGACGCACAAAAGGAAGTCCGTGATCTTGCACAGAAGATGCTGGACCTTGTGAACAACATCGAAGGAAGACCATTCAAGCACACAATTGAGGCATTCGGATACTGATGAGAGAAGTAGCACTGTTCGATTTAGACGGAACATTGACACCCCCAAGGCGGGGCATTACCGCAAAGAACCTTGAGAAGCTCATTGAGCTCTCTGCCTTTGCAAGGGTTGGTATCGTTACAGGATCTACCCTTGACTACATCAAGGAGCAGGTTGACGTAACGGCATTCGAGCACGGTGTCGAGGCTTTCCCATGTAATGGAACGGAGCACTGGCTTCTTGATTGTGGCAGTTGGCGGTCACAGGTCACACCAAAGTCAATGATGAACCACATGGGAATTGAATGGAGGGACCTGCACATAACCCTCAACAAGCTTCAAGGTGAGTTCCTTGAAAGCATTAGTGATTGTCCCATCACAGGAAACTTTGTCTCATCAAGAAGTTCAATGGTAAACTGGTGCCCAATTGGAAGGGAGGCCGGGGTCTCAAGCCGAACATGGTTCGAGAGCTTTGATGAACGAAACAACTTCAGAGCAGGAGTCCTTGCTCTCCTAAAGCTCAGGCTAATGCCCCTTAGTACGCAACTTGTGGCTAAGCTCGGAGGATCGACATCATTCGACATTTATCCCGTCGGTTGGGACAAGACTTATGTCCTCAATCACTTCACAAGCGAACCCGTTTGGTTTGTCGGTGACAGATGCTTACCAGATGGCAATGACTTTGAGCTGTACGAGAAGCTTAACGCTTTCGGTAGGGCTTTCCATGTGAAGGACTGCGATGAGACATCGTCTGTCATTGACGAGATCATTGTTCACACAAGACATCGGGCACCATTCTAGGTTGTAAAATAGCACTGCGGTGTTTACCTTCTATCATAAAGGAGGTGTAACATCCCGGAAGGTCCAGAAGTCACAAACTTTGTCCGTTCTATCAATAGTTTCCTCAGCGAGGATGACCAGCTCTTCGCAGTCACCCCACTATCAGGACGCTACACGAAGAAGCCCATCGAAGGTCTCGCAAAGACTCAGTTTCCTCTCACTGTAGAGAGTGTCGGTTGCAAGGGCAAGTTCATCTATTGGACGTTCAAGAACACGGATGTTGTTATCTTCAACACTCTCGGAATGTCCGGAGCATGGTCCAATGTTCCCCGACATGCAAGGGTGAAGTTTGAGACATCTGTGGGTGAACTCTACTTTAATGATCCTCGCAACTTTGGCACTGTGAAGTTCTGCAATCGAAAGGACTTGAAGTTGAAGCTGGCATCCCTTGGTCCCGACATGCTCAACGAGAATGTGAAGCCCAGTCTCTTTATTGAGAGGCTTCGCAAACATCCTGACGCAACCCTGGCAGAGGTTCTTATGAATCAGGGTGTTGTCTCCGGTGTGGGGAACTACCTGAAGGCTGACTCGCTTTGGTTGGCAAAGCTGAGCCCCTGGCGAAAGGTGGGGGATTCAACAGATGAACAGCTCACGCTTCTTAGTGAATCCGTGAGTGATGTCATCCGAACTGCCTACCTCAGCGGCGGTTCAACAATCCTCACTTACAAGGGGTTCGACGGTGAGGAGGGCAAGCACTCAATGTTGGTCTATGGTCGGAAGACTGATCCGAACGGTGAGGAGGTCGTCTGTCAGGAGACGAAGGATGGCAGGACTACATGGTGGGTTCCACGAGTCCAGCTATAAACACGGATATTCACGGGTTACTATTCAAGAAGGAGAAGACATGCGACTTTCTGACAATTCAATTGCCTCAATTGCAAAGCTCATCCAGATGGCCATCTTGACTGGAACGGACGTGACCGACAATCTTCGTCTCATGCGTTTCACCTTGAATGGAGATGTAATCGATCCCGATCAGGATTTCCTAAAGGGTCTTGACGATAGCATTAATCGCATGCTGGAGACCGCAAATGAGCTCGGAAATCGATAAGCTCGAAGAGATGTTTGAACTGCGTGAGCAGTTTATGCTTGCTTTGCGTGAGAATGTGCCAGGCACGTACTGTGAGTGGCCTGTTGACCCAACAATAAAGTCAAACCAGGTCATGATTAAGGACGTTGCTCTACGTGGTGTTGAGGAAATGTTCGAGGCGATCCAGCATCTGAAGAACTCAAAGCCACACAGGCAGACGGACCTTCCTGACTTTGATCGTAATGCGTTCCTTGAAGAGACTGTAGACGCGATGAACTACTTTCTATCAGTTCTTGTGCTACTTGGAATTGATGCCGATGAGTTTGTGAAAGCTTATCGATCAAAGCACAACAAGATCCTGCGTCGTATTCAAGAGGGCTACTGAACCTGAATACTTAGGGATGTGGCAAAAGCACCCATCAGCGCTCCAGTAGAGCGTAAAGTACTCAACAGTGAAGGATTCCTGACGATCAGGAAGAAGTTGTCGTCTGAAGTTCAGACGGTCTTCACTGCGCATGACACATACATCGGTGTCGTTGGAGATGAGGCAGACCTCACTGTCAACGGTGAACTAAGCGTAACGGGAGGTGCCACAGGGGTCTATAAGTTCCCTGATGGCACCTGTTCCATTCGTGAGGGCTTGAATACATCCGTAGTCCTCAACGAAGATGGCTCAGTCACGATAGACACGACAGAAGGCAGAGACGTATCCGAGATACTTGCCATTGCTGAGTCTGTTGAGGCGAGGATGGACTCTGTTGAGTCTCAGTTCTCTACAATACAGGCAGGGTGGAGTTCGATATCCGATGAGTTTGATGACGTCTCAAGCGGCTTCACTACGATTACAAATCAGTTCAATGCCCTCAACGCTAATGTTGGAACTTATGATGCTAGACTTACGAGTGTAGAGTCTACAGTAGCTTCCGTCGCAGCTGCAGAAAGTGCTCAGAATGTAAGCATATCAAACCTACAGACGAGTCTCAATAATGAGATTGCCTTAAGGTCTACTCTGTCAAATGCCCTGACGACAAACGTCAACACCTTGACAACCATGATCAACACCGAGGCGACTGCAAGGCAAACGTTATCATCGTCAATCACTAGCACAATAAGTTCACTCTCATCATCTCTTGCAACGAGAGTTGCAAGGCTAGAGATTGCATCCTCATCCTTTTCTTCCCAGCAGTCTGCTCTCTCATCATCTCTCTCGGGAAGAGTAACTGTACTTGAAATTGCATCTGGCGCTTTTGCTGCCAACATACAGGCGCTTACCACAAACACCAATGATGCTATTGCAAACCTGAACGCTTCATTGTTTAGTGTTTCTGAATCACTTGCGTCAAGTATTGAACTAAACTCGCAGGCCTTGACTAGTGCCTCTTCATCAATAGCGTCTGACATCAGGTCACTAAAAACCTACGATAGTCAGATAACGGCAAGATTCAATAGCGTGAGTTCAAGCTACTACTCAACGTCAGGATCGTTTGCTCAAAGTATTCTGACACTTTCGTCGAGCATTCATAGCGTTTCATCGTCTTTGTCAAACCTATCGTCATCAATTGCTCTCGACTATAACAATCTGAGGTTGGACTTTTCGACGTTTGAAACTACGTTCAGCTCTGTGTCGTCATCTTTTTCGACAAGAGTAAGTGAGCTAGAAGCAATATCCGTCCTCAATGAGTCACAGTTCAGCAGCATATTGAACTCTATAACAAGCTTGTCGGGCTCAGTTGCAACTGATATTAGCGGTCTCAGTCTTGCAGTTTCTACGACTCAGGCATCAATCCTCACAATAAGCTCTAGTATCGCGCAGGACATCAACATTCTTCGTGCCACAGGTGGTGGTAGTGGATCAGGCACTGCCGTGAATGGGCAGATTGTCCTAAATGAAGTTCCTGTTGGTGTGATAGATGGGGTCAACAGGGAGTTTGAACTTGCAAACGTTCCAAGTCCCTCATCATCACTCCTATTGTTTCACAATGGACAGTTGCTCAAGGTTGGAGAATCACACGATTTTGTCCTTAACGGAAGGGTCATCACATTCAATCCGGATGTCATGCCCCTGCCTGATGATGTCATCTTTGCAATGTATCGTTATGCAACAGATGCCAAGTCATATAAGTTCAATGAGAGTGTGCAGCTAACCGTGACAGATGGCATCACGCAGGGTGTTCTTGAGCACGAACCCGATCCTCCAAACTCACTGATGCTCTTCTACAACGGCCAGCTCCTCACTGCAGGTGGTACAAAAGATTACACTCTTGCTGGTAATAACCTTGAGATCACGGGGACATCCTACCAACAAGATGATGTCTGTCTGGCAACTTACACACATGTTTAATGAATCGTTTCATGACTTACGTGGGTTGCATATTTTGAAATGCAGGACGCAACATCAATGAACTTCACCACATCGGACATTTCCCTAGCAGCCTTTCTTGTGATGCGTGGGAAGCGCCTCCTGTCTGTTGGGCGCGAGAGAGGAAAGTTCGAATTTATTTTTGAAAGTTTCTCTGAAAGTGAAAATGAGCTTGAGCAGGAATATGTAAGATCAGAGTTTCCGAGGTATGACGCAGCAATGCGACAGCTGAAGCGGAGGCTCTACGGGCCATGAGCCCAGTAAAAAGTCTAGTCCAAGTCGAGTAGGAAACCGCTAAGGGCTACGAGCCCGGACGACGGAACTTCTTTGGACCACGGTCCAGTCCAGGTGGCCCAAGGTCATGGTGACCAAAGGCAAAAACTCAAGACAAAAGGACAAAGACAATGGCACGTACACAGCTCAGGCTAGACTCCATCACCGGCTCATACGGTTCAGGTTCTGGCCAGATCAATCAGGCAAAGGCAAAGGGCGGCGCATTCGGCTCAATGGCCTCAAGCGACGTCTCCGAGGTCCTCTCAGACATGGCAGCAGCCATCAAGAGAATCCACGGCACTGACTTCGCAAACCAGGATGCAGGCCTCTTCACCCAGGAGACTAGGGTCAAGGGATTCGACCTCAAGGTGCAGGAGTCAGGCGGCGCAGACAAGTTCGTTGTCAGCAACGCATTAGGCCACGTCACAGGCTCAGGCGACCTCGTCCTCAGGGGCAACTACATCCACGAGCTTCGCGCCGAAGAGAATGACTTCGGCGTTTCAGCGGCTCTCGGCAAGCTCAAGCTGTCCGCAGGTCTCAACCAGCCAGTCCAGGCAGTTGCCACCGGCACCGGTTTCGTTGAGGCTTGGGCCGGTGGTTCTCCCAGGCTCGTGGTCACATCCACAGCAGTGACATCATCCGTCATCCACGTCGCCCAGGACCTCCGTTCCGAGGCCCTCGCCGGCGGCGGTTCTGCAATCGTCTTCCAGGACGGCGTCAAGAACCTCAGGTCAGATGCTAACCTGAAGGCCACTTCAGGCGGTGGTCTCCAGGCTGCAGTCATCACAGGCAGCAACCTCACTGCAGGTCGTGTTGTCTACGTTGGTGACAATAAGCAGCTCGTGGATGAGGGTGGATTCACATACAATGCGTCTACCGACATCCTTACCGTGGGAACAAGCACCTTTGGTCTGAATGTCGTCGTCGCCGGTGACCTCACCGTCAATGGCACAACCACCACGGTGAACTCCACCACACTGTCAGTCGATGACAAGAACATCGAGCTCGCTCACAGCCCAGGCGGCGCCGTTGCCGACGACGCGGGTGTCAGCGGTGGCGGTATCACTCTCAAGAGCTCAGGCGGCGACAAGACCATCACCTGGGAGAACTCGAGCAAGTTCTGGACGTTCTCTGAGGGCATCCAGGCCCCCTCTGGTACCTTCTCGAACCTCTCCAGCAAGCTCGTCAAGGCCTCCGGTGGCAAGCTCGTCGACGCCCTCGCGATGGACTTCATCACTGGTACTCTGAACCAGGTGAACCTCACCGCCGGCGCACTCGCTGGCAGCGTGGTCCTCAGCCTGCCCCAGAGCATCGACACCAATGCAGACGTGGAGTTCGACAGCCTCAAGCTTGGTGACCTCGCAGCTGACGCTGGCAAGGCCCTCAAGGTTGGTGCAGATGGTGCAGTGTCCGCCGCAGCTTGGAACGAGTTCGTCTCGATCGAGGCCAACGTCGGTCTGGAGCTCATCCAGGACGGCTTCAAGGCTCAGGTCGGTCTTGCCCAGGACCTCCGCTCCACGGCATCACCACAGTTTGCCGCCCTCAACATCGGAACTGCACACGACATCTTCGCAGATGGCGCAGATCTGAAGCTCGAGACTACCGGCTACCTCAAGTTCGACGACGCCGAAGGCGCCTACGAGCTTGCCAAGGTCGGTGAGTACGCCGCCTTCAACTCAGCATTCGTTGCTACGTCGATCGTTGGCGCACTCGTTGAGCTGGCAGCCGGCGGCGGTGGTGGAAAGGGCAAGGAGGTCATCGCAATCACCGAGGACGTGACTATCAGCTCCGGCAAGTACCCTGTCACCCTCACAAGCCTCGACATGGGCGTCTTCGCGGATGCCAGCGTCGCCGCTTCACGCCTCGATGTCTACCTGAACGGTCAGCTCATGGTGCAGGGAGCCAGCGGCGACTACGCAGTGGTCATCGCCTCCGACCGTATCGACTTCGCCTTCCCCATCAAGGCCGAAGACGTGGTCGTGGCAATCATCCGCTGATCAGTAAAGCCCGGTAACGGGTCGGCGGGGGTCCTTGCGGCCCCCGCCGTTTACTTTTAAGGATCGGCACTAACATTACTTCATGCAACTACAGCAAATTGAAGACAGAATAGTAGAGCTCACCGAAGTCATTGGCTCCCTTGAGGAGAACCTTGCAAATGCAAGGCATGAACAGCAGGAAGCACAGGCTGACATGCGATGCACAAAAGTGCTTAACGAGATAGAGCGGTTCATCAAGTCTGTGAACGACGAAATATCGAGAAACGAATCGCATGATGAGAAGGTGAAGATAGCCGTTGGGGGCCTCGCTAAGCTTGGTGAGTTTGCAAGGACGGAACCGCTACGGTTGCGAGACAGAGCAATAGCGCTTAGCGAGAGAGTCGCCGTGATCGAGGGAACTATATCATTCATCGACGGCAGGCGAGGATCGTACGAAGGAAAAGCGGCAGCAATAAACAGGGTTGTCGATGGAACTGGAGATCCGCGTCATCCTGAAAAGATTTCAACAGTTAGGGAAGCAGAACGAATCAAGAAGCAAAGAAAGACTGATACTTAGATGTGAGGTCAAAATGTCAGACACACTACAGACGATCCTTGTCACACTTGCCGTTGTTGTACCAATCGAGTACACCTTCATCGCCCTTTCATCACTCGTTTCAAAGGTAGTCGTTACGAATTTTGTTCGTGACCTTGGCGAGGTATCTCGTTCACGTGAGACCAAGAGGGAGTGTCTTGATATGGAAGAGAAACTAAAGTCTCGCTATTCGCAGTCACTTCTGTGGCCCCTTGAGCTGTGGAGAGAGTTTCGGAAGGGCAAGTAAGTGAGCAGGTCCTCAGCACTTGCGAGGACTCTTCGTAACCTCAAGATTGAACACGATGAGCTCCTTGAAAGAAAAGCTCAGTATGACTTTGACACGAACAGAGCGGTCACAGCTCTTGCCAAGTTCAATCGTGTAGTCGAGCAATCAAAGACACCAGACAATCGTCGTTCTGTGCAGCAGACACAATCTGGTTCTTCACCTCCTTCAAATCCTCCTATCCCAGAGGAAACACATGAGGATTCAGTCGATGATAGGCCCAAGTGGGCAAAGAAAGCCTACAGGCAAATTGCACTTCGGACTCATCCGGACCGTGTTGGTCCGGATGAAAATCTAACTGACGCTCAACGTGAGAGAATGGTCGAACTGTATAGGGAGGCAACTGAGGCCTACCAAACGGGAAACTATGATGTTCTAGCACAGGTCGCAGCAGAGCTAGACATACAGTTGGATCTTCCTGATGCAGAAATTGAGACAGCCCTTGAGAAGAAGATAGCATCAATTAGGAAAGAGATGGAGGGCATGCAAAGGACACTGAGTTGGGTGTGGGGCACTTCATTTGGCGACCTTCCTAAACGTGTTCTCGTCCTTCGTCGTTGCTGCACCATTATGGAAATCTCTGCACCAGATGAGAAGACACTGATAGATATCGTGAAGGAGCTCGAGTCTCAGCCAGAGTTTGATATTATTGATAGGCTCGGCAGGGTAAAGAGGATTAAGTCGGGTGCTGATCGGCGGAAGCTTGGTGTTAGGCCTGAGAAAAGGATTAAGTGAGGAATCATGCCGCAGACAAGAATCAGGGGAGCACAGGTAGGTGCAGACAGTCTTGACTCAAGCGATATCGTCTACTCATTAGATGATGCATATGACAATGGCGGTTTAGGGTTGGGTCGATCTATTGTGGCTGATGCTGGTCCACTGAACATAGACGCCGCCTCCGGAACTGCAATAGTAGTATCAGGAACCCTTGAGATCTATGGGCCTTCTGCATCTGGTCCTGCAATCAAAATAGTCCGTGGTGACCTCGAGCTCAATAACACAATCAAGCTAGAGGCTGGCAACGGGCAGAACCTACAGATCTTTCACGACGGTGCCAATGCAGCAATTGCAAACAACACAGGTCACTTGCTTGTTAGCACCCCCTTGAACAATAGGTTTGAAGTAACACTGTCTGGTTCAACTTCCACACCGCAATTCCGAGTTAGGAGAAACACGGGACCAGTTGTAGAAACGCTCCTCCAGGTACAGGCTGATGGTCTTATCACGATCGGATCGGGCTCTTTGGGTTCTACAACGGTGACCAACAACCTCAGTGCCGCAAGGGTCCAGGGAAAGCAGATAGGTTCCTCTGTCCAGGTTGTTGCTGATGCGCCTATCCTAAACTGGAATGCCGATTTGGGCGGAGTCTTCCAGGTGACTCTTGGTGGCAACAGAACAATGGCTGCCCCAACCAACCTTGTTGCAGGAGGCAACTACACCATGATAATCAAGCAGGACGCTAACGGAAGCAGGAGCTTGAACTGGAACGCTGTCTACAAGTTTGAGGGTGGGCTAAAGACGCTTTCGACTGCAGCCAATGCTGTGGACGTCGTAATGTTCATCTCAGACGGTGTCAACCTCTATGGTAGGCTCCTCAAGGACGTCAAGTAGTTTACAAAAGCTCGTGAGTGACCACTTTAGTACCAGTTAAATGAACTTCTGTAGCAGGTTTGTTAAACTGTTGCATGGGCGGTCTTAAACTTCTTCATGAGCATCGTAGGGAACTCACACCTTCTCTAGTGAGAGAAGCGGGCAGTGTCTATAGGGAATTTTTAAAAGGGTTCAATGACTGGCTCGCTTCAAGAGGCAAGGCACCTCTTGAACCCATTCGCCCCACAGGTTCATCAACACATGCAGAGCGTGACCTTGTTGATCGTCCAAGCGCAACCTATGGCGACATTGACTATCTCGTCTCCTTTCCTGTGAACTACACAGACAAGGACGTGGCTGAGAGGCGAAAGGAAGAGGCCGCTTCTGTAAGAGAGTACACCGACCTACTCACTGAATACCTGACAACGGTCAGGCCTCAAACTGTTGATGTCAATCTGACTGTCGGTGGTCACCCACTCATGATAATCGTCAAGGTTCCGTCAGGAGGACTGGCACAGGTCGACACCGTCGTCACACATCCCACCTACTCAGAGTGGATGAAGGGAAGATACACACCAGAGCGTGGTATCAAGGGCTACGTCACTGGTAACCTCTACAAGGCCCTCGGAGACTACCTCATCCTCACCATCGGAACCGAGGGAGTGATGGCCCGAATCAAGGATGGCCAGAGGGTCCCTTCGAAGTTCAGGGCAGGCGTCACCTATCAATCAATATCAACCGACTTCAGGAACTTCTTCCGGGACATCGCCGACTACGTCATCGAAGGTGCATACGTCGCAGACTCACTCCTCGAGCAGCATCCCGGTCTCAACCCCGACGATGTAAACATCTCGGAACTTGCTTATGGTATTGTAGGACTGGCAAGGACCATGGAACGAGCCGGTGACGTTGACTCCACGGAGATGCTGACGACAATCTATAGTTCCTTCGTAGAGGGGATGGATGAGAATGTCGGTCGCAAGCTCTCCAAGGACATCACTCCTGAACAGGAGGCGAAGATGAGGAAGCTCAACGTCACGCAGGGTGAGAGGGTCCGACAGATCTTTGGAGTCTAGTTTGAACTGGTTCACCAGCGACCTGCATCTCAACCACGATAACATCATCAAGTACTGTAGTCGACCATTCTCATCAACTGAAGAGATGAATGATGTCCTCATCAGCAATTGGAACGACAGGGTAAGTGAGGAGGACACTGTCTACGTTGTTGGTGACATGTTCCTTGGAAAGCCCGAGAATGCAGAACCGCTCATCAGGAAACTGAGGGGTCGAAAGGTCCTCATTCTTGGCAACCATGATAGGTCACGTCGAACGATGCTTGAGGTAGGCTTTGACGAAGTCTGGCAAAGGAAGAACCTCATACTACAGGATGGAAGGCAGGCGCTGCTCAGCCATAAGCCCCTGCCTGATTCCGTCATAGGACGCCATGACCTACAGGTTCATGGCCACAGACACTCCCTTCCTGTTGTCGATGGCAGGAAGGTCAACGTTTGCGTTGATCTCTGGGGTTACACACCCATCTCTGAGCATGAGCTGTGTTCCACACCACTTGGAGTCCCACGGCGTGATTCAGTCGAGATCGTTGCAAAGGGCGATAGGATTGAGATCGCAGCCTCTGTCATGAAGGAAGATATGGATGGACTTATAGACCATCTCCAAGTGTACCTGCGTTCATTCTGGGAAACTCAAAAGGAGAAGTAGTAGGTTACCATGGCACTGACACAAGAGAGTACCAGATTGATTCGCATGAAGGTCGATGAGGCAG